GTTTCAGCGAGGACGAGTTTGATGCGTTGGTGGGCGACGAGGATATGATTGATCTTAACCCGGACGACAGCAGCGAATCGTTATCAGGGGTGAACTTGCTCCGGCTGACGTTTGGCAAGAACCGGGTGGAGTTATCTCAGGCTGAGTTTGATTCGTTGGAAGCTCGACTGAACTCTTACATCGAAAACTATGGCGGCAGCTATGGCTTCATTGAGGTTTTGCTGAATGCTTGATTTCGATTATGACATTACCGGGCTTCGTGGAGCTGACTATAACCCTCGCAAAATCGGTGAAGAAGACCTTGAGCGTCTTGCTGAAAGTATCGAAAAGCTAGGGTTGGTGAAGCCGTTAATCGTCAGAGGCGATTTGCTGGTTGCTGGACACCAAAGAACAAAGGCTCTCCGCAAGCTAGGGCGCACGACAGCAGCCGTTTACGTTTTGCCGACTAATACGACAACGTATGACGAAGTTCGCTTCAACCAGCTTCACAACGGTACTGATCTTGATGGTGGTGACGAAAATGTAACGCTTGGAGCGTTACCGGAGTTAGGTTTTCAGCAAGTCGGCTTTGAGCGCATTAACGGGAATCTCCGGTCTAAGCTGGCAGCAGTACGAAAAGAGATATGTGAGCTAATCCGAAAGTACGGCGCTTGGGGTGGAGTGGTCGCTACGCAGAGCGGCAAGGTGATTCATTGCGCTCAGTACGCTCTAGCAGCGTTAATGACCCGGACGCCTCTCACAGTTTACGTCGTGGAAGATGCGCGTGAAGAAGAATATAAGCACTACCTGAACGGCCAGTATGGTGAGTTCAGTTACGAGGGTTTGAGCAAAGATACGTTCATCCAGACCTTTGCGCAGATGCACAGGCTTAGAAAGACAGATAGCGGCAAAGAGAACCGGAGTACGCTATACGAAAATCACGTTATTCCTTGGTTGCAGAAAAACAAGGAAGCGCGAGGTATCGACTTCGGGAGTGGTCAGGGTGACTACGCGAAGATGCTCCGAAAGGTCGGCTTTGATTTCCATGATATCGAATTGTTCAGACGGGCAAAGGGTAAACAGGCGCTCGATCTCCGGGCGGTCAATCGAATGATCGACAAGGCGCTAGCGTCCATTAAGAAGCATGGCCTATTCGACTTCGTTGTATGCGACAGCGTTATGAACTCAGTGGATTGTCTTGAAGCAGAGGCGGCGGTGCTCGGAGTATGTTCGGCGCTATGCAAGCCGGGAGGCATGGTCTTCTTTTCCGGGCGAAAGATGGAGCGTATTGAGCAGCTAAACCGGGTGACCAAACGAACCGATACGACGCGAGGCGTTGAGTTTCTGGACAAAGACGGCTTCACGGCGCTTTACCGGAAAGGGCGTTGGTTCTACCAGAAGTTTCACGACGAAAAACAGGTGGAGCAGCTAATCAAGCGGAACAAGTGGAAGACCGTCGAACATGCCAGAAAAGCGTCCTCGACGAGCTGGCAAGCATCAGCTCAGAAAGTTGCTTCGGCTCCGTGGCCAGAGCTGCAAAAACATTTAGAGTATGAATTCAACATTAAGGTCAGCGATACGCGCCGTTTGGGGCGTCATACTGACGTAATTCATACGCTGGAGAGTTTCTATGCAGATAACGATTAAAGGCGACGGCGATACGCTGTCAGGATTCCGCTACTTTTGGATGAAGAACGTCCGGGCTTTTGATGATTCAAAGCATTGCGCCCGGTGTCTGGTTGGCAATTACAGCAAGGCAGTATCAAACCGGATGAAGCTAAATGACCCGGTGACTGAGGATTATCCGTTGGGTGAGATTGTTTACATTTGCGGAGTTAGTCAGCCGTTTAATTGGGAGAACAACTTTCACATGGCGCTCAAGGTGACTGCAGGAGCGACAGCAGAGATGCCGATGTTCAATGGGCAAACTGTCATTGTCGAAGATGCAGAGCTTATCCCGTTTGATTCAAGCGTAAGTGACGAGCTTTATGCCGGAAAATCCGCAGCATTTCTTACATGCCGAAACTTTCAGTTTGGAGCTTATTTAGCTTCTTTGAGTTGATGTTAAACCTACTGATAGGGAGCGCCTTTTGGCGCTTTTTTTGTTTATGAGTAAAGGCAGAAAGCCGAAACCTACGGCGCTCAAAATACTTCACGGAACAGACCAGCCAAGCCGCATGAACCCGAACGAACCGAAACCAAGTTCGGACAAGGTGAAGATGCCAGATTGCTTGAGTCCTGAAGCTCAGGAATGTTGGGAGCAAGTGGCGCAGCATTTGAGTGACGCCGGAGTGTTAACCAACTTGGATATCCATGCGTTGACGCTTTATTGCGAGGCTTACGCTCGATGGAAAACGGCGAACGATATGGTGGTGCGCTACGGGACAGTCATTAAGACCAAGAACGGAAACGCAGTTCAATCGCCTTACCTTGCAATCGCAAACAAAGGGTTCGACCAACTGACGAAAATGATGTCGGAATTTGGCATGACTCCGTCCAGTAGGACAAGGGTTTCTGTCGCTGACGCCGTTTCCAGTAGCGACCCGTTAGAAGAATTTTTCCGTCGCAAAGCCAATAAATGAGCGCAGGCGTAAAAGAGGCCGTCCAATACGCTGACGACATAGTGCATGGTCGTATAGTGGCGTGTAAGTGGATTCAGTTAGCGTGTAAGCGTTTTTTTAATGACCTTGAAACCGCAGAGAGCCGGGGGCTGTTTTTTGACTCAGAGGCCGCTCAGTTGGCTTGCGACTTCTTTCCGTTATTTTGCCGTCACATTAAGGGCGTTTGGGCAGGGAAACCGATAGAGCTTGAAGCATGGCAAGCGTTCGGCGTGATTAACCTGTTCGGATGGAAGCATATTGACTCCGGGAAGCGGAGGTTTCGCACAGCTTACGAGGAAGTGGCGCGTAAGAATGCAAAGTCCACAAAGACGTCCGGTATAGGCTTGTACCTTACAGGCTTCGACGACGAGGGAGGCGCAGAGGTTTACAGCGCAGCAACGACCAAAGATCAAGCGAAAATCGTGTTTAACGACGCTCGGGAGATGGTCAAAAAGAGTCCTTATTTGCAGCGCGTGTTCGGGATATACAGAAACAATATCCACACGAAAAACGACCCGTCAAAGTTTGAGCCTCTTTCAGCAGACGCGAATACGCTGGACGGTTTGAATGTTCACGGCGGCTTAATCGACGAGCTTCACGCGCACAAAACTCGGGACGTTTATGACGTTATCGAAACGGCCACAGGCTCGCGCTCTCAGGCGCTTCTTTACTCCATCACGACAGCCGGGAGTAACAAGCTAGGCATTTGCTACGAAATCAGGACGTATGCAACGAAAGTCCTTGAGGGTTTGGTTGAGGACGACACGTTTTTTGCCTTGATCTATACGCTCGACGAGGGCGACGACTATTGGGATGAAGCCAACTGGATAAAGGCGAACCCTAATTTGGGGGTGTCGAAAAGCCTTGAGGATATGCGGAGGCTTGCCAAGAAAGCGCGTGAGATGCCAACCGCGCGAAATAACTTCCTCACGAAGCACTTGAACATTTGGGTGAACACGGCTGAGTCGTGGATGAACATGCAGAAGTGGGAGGAATGCCCAGCGATTGATGTTGAGCTTGAGGGGCTTCCTTGCTTTGTCGGCCTCGACTTGGCGAACAAGCTGGATATCGCTGCAATGATGCTCCTGTTCAAAGGCGGCGAGGGGCAGATTTACATTAAAAGTTTCTTCTATTTGCCGGAGGAAACAATAGCGGTTAAAGCCAGCACGATAGGGAAAATGTATCAGGCTTGGGTGGATAGTGGTCACTTAATCGCAACGGTTGGTGACGTTATCGACCATGACTATATCGAAGAAGATTTGAAGAAGATTTGCGACCAGTACAACGTCCAAGAAATCTGCTTCGACCCGTGGGGAGGAACGCAGCTCGCGGTCAGTATGATGAACGAGGGCTATCCGATGGTTGAGGTTCCGCAGACCGTTAAGCACTTGTCCGAGGCAATGAAAGAGACAGAGGCGCTTGTTTATTCCAAGAAGCTACATCACGGCGATCACCCGGTACTTAACTGGATGGCAAGCAATGTCACGGCTCAGGAAGATCGAAACGAAAACGTGTTTCCGCGAAAAGAACATGCAGACAACAAGATTGACGGCATGACCGCGATCTTTACAGCACTCAGCAGAATTATCGTTACGCAAGACGATGGTTTTGATGAATACATCAACAATCCGTTAAAGGTCTAAGCAATGGGATTATGGTCAAACTTTAAATCGTTTTTTGGCGGTTCCGCGACGAAGAATTACCGGGATAGACAGTCAGGTACGCCAAGCTCGACGGCGATAAAAACCGCCAAGCAAGTCACGGAGGATATTGCGCTTCAACAGAGCGCAGTTTGGGCGTCCGTGAAGCTACTTGCAGAGTCCGTAAGCTCCTTGCCTATACGAGTCTACGAAATCATGCCTGACGGGGGCAGAGAGATCGCCAAAAGCCATGCGTTGCACAGGCTACTAACCCGGCGACCAAACGGCTACATGACGCCTCAAGAGTTTCTTGAAAACATGATGCTGAACTTGGTTCTTCATGGGAACTGCTACGCGACCATTTTCAGGAACTCCAGGGGAGAGCCAGTATCATTGAATCCAGTGTCAGCGCAGCAGACAACACCGGTAGTCCTAGATGACGGTTCGATTGTTTATGAGATTCAAACGGAGCAGGGCATTTCCATTGTCGCGTTTGAAAACATGGTGCATATCAAGCTGTTCGGAAATGGCGTCGTAGGGCTTTCGCCTTTGGCTTATGGCCGGGTGTCGATGGGGCTTGCGGTGTCAGCAGAGGAATATTCTGCAAACTTTTTCATTAACGGTGGCAAGCCGTCCGGGACGCTGACGCTTGACCGGGTGTTGAGTCCGCAGCAGCGAGCGCAAATTCAAGCAAATTTTAGAAGTTTGGTTGAGGGCAGCGAGAACTCGCACCGAATGATGCTCCTTGAAGCCGGAATGAAGTACGACGCCATTCAGATGAATCCAAACGACTTGCAGATGATCGAGACGCGACGTTTTCAGGTTGAAGATATCGCCCGGTTCTTTGGCGTCCCAAGCTTCCTGATTAACGATACCGCTTCAACGACAAGCTGGGGGTCTGGTATTGAACAGATGATGCGAGGGTTCTACTCGCTCACATTGAAACCGTATTTGAACCGTTGGGAACAAGGTTTAGAACGCAAGTTGCTCACAACGGTTGAGCGCAAGAAGTACGAAATCGAATTTGATTTTGATGATTTGCTCCGGGGCGATTCGCAAGGTCGAGCGGATTACATTTCAAAGATGGTTCAAAACGGAATCCTGACGCGCAACGAGGCTCGGGAAAAAGAGAAATTGAAGAAGATTACAGGCGCAGACGCGCTCACAGCTCAGTCGAATCTTATGCCACTCGACAAGCTAGGTCAGGTTAAACCAACAGGAGGCTCTAATGCTGAACAAGACCCTATCGCTCAATAACGTATCTATCAAAATGGACGAAGCCGACGAAGGGTTTGTCGGTTATGCGTCGGTGTTTGGTGGCGTTGATTCCTACGGAGATACGATTGAAAAAGGCGCGTTCAAGAACGTCCTTGAGCATGGCGTACTTCCGAAAATGTTTTTCAATCACAAGTCTTGGGAGCTTCCTGTCGGAGTATGGCGCTCGATGGAAGAAGATGAAAACGGCTTGGTTATGCGAGGCAGTTTTATTGACGGCTATCAAGCTAGTCAGGAAATGAAAGCCGTCTTGAAAGCCGGGGCGATCGACTCGCTGAGTATCGGCTTTATGATGACAAAAGACGACTACGAAGAACGAAAAGACGGTGGGCGAAATATCAAAAATATTTCTGAGTTGTTAGAGGTGTCACTGGTAAACTTTCCGGCAGATAAAGCAGCCAGAGTTGACCTTACCAGCGTCAAAACAGACTTGGATATGTTGACCAGTGTTCGTGATCTTGAGGGGTTCTTGCGTGATGCAGGGGGCTTCTCGAAATCGTTGGCGCAAGCCATTATCGCTAAATCGAAAGTTTTGGCTCGGAGAGATTCCGATACAGGCATGAGTGAAGCGAAAGCAATTCAAAACCTAATCGGTACTTTAAGAGGATAAAACTATGTCTGAAGTTGAAGCTACGCTAAAACAGCTAGACGCAGAAGTTAAGAGCTTCATTCAACGTGCGAATGAAGAAGCAGAAAGCAGCACTAAGCTCGGCAAGAAAATGTCCGAGTCTATGGCAGCACTTGAAGAAAAATCAGCCGAGGTCGTAGAGCGCTTGCTTGACCTTGAGCAGAAGCAATCCGAGCATTTTGCTCCGGCAGAGAAGCCGCAAACTCTCGGTGACCAGTTCATCAAGTCCGAGGCGTTCAAGTCGTTTGCAGAAAAACGCACGAATAAGGCGTCAATCGAAATCAAGAGCACGACTGTCGGCTCCGACGTTACGGTAGCTCCTGACCGTCAAAGCGGCATTATTGGTGGTGCGGTTCGCCGCTTCACTCTTGAGGATTTGCTAGCTTCTGGCACGACCACAAGCAATGCCGTTGAGTACACTCGCGAGCTGTCATTCACTAACAATGCAGCAGAAACCGCAGAGGCAGCAGCCAAGCCAGAAACCAACATTGATTTCGAGCTTGTTTCAATGCCTGTTCGCACGATTGCCCACTGGTTGAAGCTGTCTAAACAGGTAATGGACGACGCGCCTATGCTCGTTTCTTACATTAACGGCCGACTAATGTATGGCTGTAAATTGCGTAAGGAATTGCAGTTGCTTAACGGTAACGGCACAGGCACAAACATCTCCGGCATGTTGGCGTCCGGGAACTATACCGCTTTCACCCCGGGAGCCGGCGACAAGGAAATTGAATCTTTGCGCAAGGCGATCACGTTGGTAAACAAGAATGACTATATGGCGAACGCTATCATTCTTAACCCAACTGAGTGCGAAGCGATTGATCTTGACGAAGCAACTGACGGCCACTTCCGAGCGGCTGACCCTCGCGTTGGCGCTCCGGCGACAGCTTGGGGCTTGCCAATCGTTGAAACCAACTCCATCCCGGCAGGGAAGTTCCTAGTTGGCGCGTTCGATATTGCGAACCAAGTTTGGAACCGTGAGGGTGTCACGATTGATATCAGTGATTC